AAATCATATTTATTTTCTTTAAAACTATCAGACATTTCAAAAGTCCACTGTCTATATAATTTTCTAAATTTACCCTTAATTAAACTTAATCTGTATCTAAGAGCTTGTTGCCTATGTTTTTGTTCTATTGCATTGGTTTTTTGTAAACCTTGATTACCTCTATGTATATATTGATAACTAGGATACGCTTCATTGAAATTATCAATTATATCTATAGTATGATTCTTAGTTAATTCTTTTACTAAATGACTGCCTATAAACCCAAGACCTCCAGTTATTAGTATATTCATAGTTTACCTTTAAAATGTTTACTACTTTTTTCTACATAATCTCTTTGCCAAGGAGCATCTAACTCTAAAAATACATCTTGTATGTAAGGTCTAATACGTTTACCTAACCATTGATATGGTAATTTATTATCATCTTGAAATAAAACATCACGTTTTGTTATCCAAAAATTACCGTTACAATAGTATATATCTCCTGCACTATTTTTTTCATTAATAGGTATATTACTATTCTTTATCTGTTGTTGTGGTATATAAGTATCTAATTCGTCATTAATAATTTTCATTGCACGAAAAGGATTATACATATTTTGTTTACTAACACTTACTATACTATCATAATCTTCTAACATAGTAATAGCTTCTGTTAAACATTTACTATCTATACCTGATACATTGCCTAATAATAGTACTATAACATCTTGTTTACCTATATTATCTTCAATGATATTAACTCCATGACGCATAGCGTCTAGATGACTATCATTATCTCCACATAGATTCTTTGGTCTATCAATAACATTAAAATTATATGTTTTAGATAGGCTCTTAATTATTTCGTCATCTGTACTACACCAAACACTATTAATTAAAGAACAATTTATAGCTGCTTTAATACTATGTGCAAATAAAGGATCTCCATTTATCTCAAGTAAATTCTTTTTTGGTATACTTTTTGAACCAGCCCTTGCAGTTTGTAGCGCAGTAATTTTCATTATTAGCCTATAGCTCCCCTAACCCATGCTAATGCCTCTGTAGCATTAAATTTAGCGTGTACATGCTTTAAATACACATCATTTTTAAAAACCATTAAACATGGCATTCTGTTTGGTTTTTTGCAGTATCTTTGTAGTCTGCTATCACTTTCATTTGCTAACTCTGTTTGTAGTCCAGAAATGTCATCTGCTATTGACTGTAGTTGGTTTTGTATATATGATGAAGTTTGTGAATCAGCGAAACCTACTAATTTATGACTCATTTAATTTATCCTTTAAAAACTCTACTTGTTCCGTGAGTATTTTGATATTTTCTTTTAATTCTACAATTTCTTGATGGAGATAAGTAATATCTCCAGCTTGGTCGGTAGCTAACTCGTTAATAGTAGCATTAACTTGTCTAATTTCAAATTTTAAATCTTTTTCAGTTAAATACATAAAATCATTATATCTTAAGAAAATTGATAGGTCAATATAAAACTGACTTTATTCTTTCCAGTTCTTCATCTGTTAGATAGTGATGACAAGGTAGATGAACAGTAGAAGCACAAAAATCTACTGTTTTTGGACAATCATCCTTTTTATGATTTAACCAAGGTAGTAAATGAAGAGGTTCTTTAAAAAATGTTCTAGCAAGACACTTTACAGAGTTTAACTTTTTTATTACCTCTTCTACTTCACAAGAAGGTACACTCATTGTATATCTCTCCCAAACATAGTTTTCTCCAGATATAAAGCCATAGGGAAGATTATCTTTATACCAAGTAGCAATCTGTCTTCTACGCTCTCTATACTGATTTTGTTCAAACAATTCTATTTCTTTTAATAATACCCCACAGGAAGTCATATCCATGTATGACTTTGTACCTACGCAGTGTATTGATTTATCACGTCCTCTACCATGAGCAGAAATTTCATATATTCTTTCGGATATTTCATCAGAGTTAGTACATATAGCACCCCCTGATCCTAAAGTTCCTGGATACTTAGTAAAGTCAAAAGAAAAACATGCAGTAGAACTCATAGATCCAGGAATATAAGAATATGGTTCTCCCATATAAAATGCAGGAGCAGCATCCTCAATTATATGTACTCCCCATTTATTACATATATCTACAATTTTATCTATTCTTGCTACTGTACCAAAATTATGCACAATAATAACAGCTTTTGGTTGTACTAATGGAATCATATGACTTAGTTGTTCTAAATCAATATTACCTGTCTCATCTATGTCACAAAATCTAATTTTACGATTCATAAAACTAACAGCATTAGCAAAGGCTCTCCAACCATATGAAGGTACAATAACAGTATCTTCTACAGCTGTTAATGCATTTATTGATATTTGCAGAGCATCTGTACAACAATCAGTATACTGCCAATGTTTTACACCACTTAACTCAGTACATTTTTTAGCAAGTTCAAGTTGTACTCCACGCATTTCTCTACCATCTTCAGTTTGGTAAGGATCATTCATTGATTCAGAAATTGCACGTAAATAGTCTATTTTATGTCGTTTAATTCTACGAGTGTGTGGGATAAATGCAATAGCTTTAGTCATTTAGTTACCTTTTTCAGTTAAATACACAAACTCATTATATCTTAAGAAAATTGATAGGTCAATATAAAAACAAAAGTGTAAGACCCTTGACTATCAATTTATAGTTACTTTACTATTGCATAATTCTCTTTTTAGTTGTATAAATATTTAACTAATAATGATAAAGGAGAAATTATGAAAACCATCAACTTTTGTGGTGATTCTTTTTGTCAGAATGAACAAGTATCAGCAGCTTGGACTGTGTTACTAGCATACAAACTAAATGCTTCTATCGTAGGCTGGGGTAAAGGTGGTTATGCGCATGAACATGCTATTCAAACCTTTGATGATACCGCTGACTATACTATTTTTTGCTGGACTGAGGCTCACAGAATTTATGTTGATAAAACATATTCTACAAATTTGTGTAATATAGAAGCTATGTGCGCTCCAGATAAACTAGATTTATCATCAGGTGTGAAGTTACGACAACCTGTACCTATACCTATACCTACAAAAAGAGATAAAGCTACTTATGCATATTACAAATATTTGTATAAGCCAACCTTACACCATGAAAGACAGATTAGAGATTTATATTGGTTTGATAATGTAGTTTTATCTAAGTACAAAGGTGTAGCTATACATCTATTTTGTTTTCAAAACACTTATACATTTACTAACGGTATAAATGTATCAGACATATTATGGGACAAGACAAGGGAGCATAAACTAAAAAAACTAAAAAAACTTAATCCAGACTATAAGATGCAAGACAATGAATATGAAACGTATGCAAATCACCTGTCAAAACAAGAAAATGCTAGACTAGCTGATAAAATATATAATATAATTAAGGAACACCATGAAAAGACCAACTATAAGTGAAGCAAAAACATTCTTTTATCAAAATGCACCGTTTGTTATGGACGAGTATCAAGATATGAAACAAGATTATGGTGAGTTTTTTGCTGCACGATACATCATTGAAATACTAATTGATTATAGAAATAATGAGAAGGAAGCAAGTAATGGATAGAATTGTAAATCCACTTAATGCCGTAGGATATTCAGACTGGGGTATTAAGCGTACAATTCGAGAAGCAGAGAATGTTTCACGTTGGAATCCGTGGAAGTGTCATGAATGGATGGAAGAAGCTAGAGACCGCATGGATCTAGATAATTTATTTCATGAAGAGTATGATTCAGCTGTACGTCGAATCAATACATATTGGCATATGCTTCCGCGCTTTAGACATCACAATCCTGACGAATTTTGGAAAAGGGATAAAGTTAGCTACCCACCAACCTATCTGGAACTAATGGTAGATGATTCTGATTGGTAGAATTTTCTATTTGCAACAACCCATAAAATATGCTATTAATAAGAGGTAAATTATGTACTTTAAACTTGTGTCAAAAAATGGTTATCGTGATCTAGTACGGAACGCACGTCGTATATGTGTTTCGCAGCTGAGTGAAGAAGAGAAAAGCGCAGCTTTTGTAGAGCTGTATGGAATACTTAAAGAGAAACTCTTCGAGTCTACGCGTTCACTTAATGTTGAAGCAGCTTATGCAGATCGCTGTATTCACTGGAATCAAAATGATCTTAGCCAAATCAAGCCTGTAAATAATATGAGAAATCCGTGGCTACGCTTCAAACGTGAGTTTGAACAGTGTTTGGATGGGAAAATGCCGTCTAAAAATGTTGAGATAGCTTTGGCTTGGTTCTATGCAGCTCCATATCGTGATGATTGGATTGCTTCCTAGTACGACCGTAGGGAGTGTGCGAGCGTAGCCGGTACAGCTGCGCTCTTTTTATAAGTGAATAGTATAATGACAACAAAATATGATGATATGGTATGGAAAATTCTATGCGGTATGCCCATCGAAGTATTTGATGAGGACGACGACACTGTTTGGGAAAACGAAACATGGGAGTTAGTAAAAACAAGAACTGAAGGAGATTATAAGGATTCTAGAGCTATTGGTTCTGCAAATCTTATAACGGCTTTGAACATGGTTCATCAGAGATTGCTAGTAGATGGAACTGTATCTGATGATATAACAACATTAAGTCATGACATTTTTAATAATATTCTTGATAAGTTTACAGAACAAAAACTTATCAGAAAAAGACCTGAGAATATCAGAAAAACCTTTCAACTAATAAATTAGGAAAAAAAAATGGAAGTAGCACTAAAAGCAGAATTACGTAAAGAAATCTCACGCATTGTAGATCTAATGATTCAAGGTGAGGCAATTAGAGAGTCTATTAATGAACTTAAAAAAGATATTAAGTCAGAATATGATATTCCTGTAGCAACTATTACTAAAATTGCTACTATTGTTCGTAAAGAGAATATGGATGAAGAACAAGAAAAATGGGAAGAAATTAAAGAGTATGTAGAAGCATGTATGTAAATGTCTAGAATAATGGTGACCGGTGATTCTTGGTCAGCAGGGGAGTGGGATCCGACTCTCACTCCCGAAGAGACCAGAGCTTTTGCTGAAAAATATTCTATATCTAGATATTTAAGAGATTTAGGTCATGAAGTAGCACACGCTGCTAATCCTGGCTGGGGTGATTTTGTGTCTTTAAATTGTCTAATGACTCATGAAATGGGGTTTGATTTTGTTATATATGTTAAGACTTGTGCTACACGAGATTTTAAACACTTAACTCCAGAACACGGTCTAGTATACACTACTACTGATTTATTTGAAAAAATTAAGTTAGTAAAAGAATTAGAATATAACATATTAGCTAGATATAAACATAAGTTAATATTGTTGGGTGGTATAGAAAAAATTGAACCTAACTTTAGTTGTAATTTTGTACTTCCCAGTATTACTGAGTTTTTCTACCCTGACTTTAAAGATACTACTATCTTTGGAGATTATACACATTTTGAAAAGTATTCAGACGGTGATAAAAAAGGTGCAATGAAACTCTGGGAACTTTGGGAACACAAACATAATTTTTGGAAAGAACATCCAGAACATTTTGCTTCAGCTACTGATCAAGTTCATCCTAATAGAAAAGCAACTAAAGCATTAGCTGAGTTTATTCATAATCATATTAGCTAGTTTTTTATGACTAGAGGCTCCTGCATGAGAACCATCAGGAGCTAAGTCTTTATGTTTTTCTAAATCTAGGTGAAATTCTATATAGTCATCTGTTAATTCTGCTAATAGCGGTTGTAAATGAGGAAAACAACAATGATGAATTATTGGTATGCCAGCTCTATTAGCTAGTAGTATTTGTTTAGCTACTGCTCCGCTCCATAGACGTTGTACTAATTCTATATCAGAAAAGTATAACATTCCTGCAGCGTGCCATGCTGCTTTATGTTCTTTAGTATTTCTAGTATTACTTAGTATTTGTTCAGATAGAATCCAGTTTCTATAATATTTTTCATTTTTTAATATATGATTAGCTATTATAAATCCTTGTTGACATTCATTTCGGGCATCCCATACTTCCCATCTGTATTCACTGGTATGTCCTACAATAATCAAATTAGGTTTTAACTTGACAGCTTGTTCAATTTGTGTTGTAATAAGATATTCAGAAGCACCACTTTGTGCTAGATTAGTTATCTCAGCATTAAGTAAGTAAGGATACGCTTGAGTTTGTTTCTCAAGACCTTCTCCTTGTGTAAAACTATCTCCACAGGTAACAATGAACATAAACAATGAAATCTTTGTAATAGGAAACTCTTGGTCAATACCAAGTGATGAAGCACCGATTCCAGCTTTTACTCAACTAGGTTTGCATAATCGTTATGAAGAGGCAGGGATAACTTTGGATGCTCAGGCTAATTATATCATAGAGAATGATCTTGTCAATCGTTTTAAAGTAATTTGGTTAGTAGGGCATCATCACAGAGCTGATCCTAGAGCTAATGGAGAGTATTTATTACCATATGGTTGGGGATTAGGTGATGTTTGGGGTAAACTAATACAAGATATATGGTTTAAAAAAATTACACGCATGGCTTGGTATAATAGAACAAATGCACTATTTGTAAAAGCTGTACTAGGCATATCTAATCCAGACAATTTAATGTTGATTCCTATTTATAGACCAAATATTATAGAACAGCCTATGATAAAAGATCATCCCTGTATATGGGAATATTATTTGAGAGATTTAGCTAAAGATTATACAGATGGTAGAGGCCATATAAATCAAAATGGTCATAATCATTTTGCTATTAGATTAGCTTCAGAGGTACAAGAGAGATGGCAGATTACATTGCAGAAGAGTGGACAGACGCAATTGAGATCGGATTTTCTGCAGAGATAGCTAAAAAAGCTGATAAAATTGTAAAATATTGCACAGCAAACTATGTTAAACACGCTCATCAATGGAAATGTGATTTTGCAGGTAAATCAGCTATACTCTTAAAGCCTGGAGAAGGCTATGAGTGGCATTTTGATAATTTAGATTTTGCAGAAAAAAGACTAACTACATCTAGACCAGGACGTTTTTGGACACATATGGTATATCTAACAGAAGGAAAACCTTTTGAGCTAGGTAGTTGGAATCCTAAAGGCACTAGAGTATTGGAAACAGATTTTTCTGCTCCTGAACCTGACAACATAATAGCAACAATATATCCTAAACCAGGAAAAACAGTATTATTTCCTTGTTTTATGGTACATAGGATACAACCTATAGTAGATAACTACAGATGGGCATTTGTAGATTTTGTAAATACGCCTGATTATTCTACTAAAACCAAGACGGATTTAACCTCAATATTTAAAAGGTACTTTGATGAACATACTAGGAGTAAGCTGCTATCATCATGATAGTGCAGCGGCAAGTATAAAAGATAATAGAATTGTGGGAGCATCTCATGAAGAACGTTTTTCCCGTAATAAATATGATAATAATTTTCCAATACATACTATTAATTGGTTAAAAAATGCGTATGATGATTTTGATCATGCTGTTTTCTATGAAGAAACTACCTATAAAAGATTTAAAAGAGATATTAAAAAAATAACAAAAGCAAAACCTGTGTTAGTAGACCATCATGAATCACATGCTATGAGTTCAATTATTACTACTGACTGGCAAGAATGTGCAGTTATGGTGATAGATACTGTAGGAAATAAATTTTCTACTTCTTTAGGTGTGTATTCTAATG